ACGACGGCATCGCAGTCAAGACTGTGACCAGCACCTACCCGCAGGTCATCTGGCTGAACATGGACTACCCAAACATCGACATGTACGTCTATCCCGTGCCTACGAAAGTGCTGGAATGGCACTTCATCTCGGTCACGGAACTAGACCAGCCCGCCACTCTGTTCACCGACCTGTCCTTTCCGCCAGGCTATCTGCGGGCGTTCCGCTACAACTTGGCCTGCGAAATCGCGGCTGAGTTTGGTGTCGAGCCATCGCCGCAGGTGTCGCGGATCGCCATGACGTCAAAGCGGAACCTGAAGCGCATCAATAATCCTGACGACATCATGTCGCTACCGTACAGCATCGTCGGTACTCGCCAGCGGTTCAACATTTTCGCAGGGAACTACTGATTATGGCTAATGTTAAGATCAGTGGCCTGCCCGTTGCAACGTCCGCTGCCGGCGCAGACCTGTTTGCTATCGTTCAGGGCGGCGTCACCAAACAACTAACCAACACGCTGCTATTTACGAACGGCACCTACACCAACGGCAATTTTTCAAACGGCACTTTTACGGGGGGCACGTTTGTAGGCAGCTTTAGCGGCGGCACGTTTACCTCACCTACCTTTGTAACCCCTGCGCTGGGCACACCTGCGTCTGGCAATCTGGCTAACTGCCTTGGGTATTCGGCTGCTAACTTGACTGGCACCGTCGCGGTCGCCAATGGCGGCACGGGCGCTACCACTGCGCCTGCGGCCCTTACGAACTTGGGCGGCACGGCCACGGGTACGGCGCTCTTCACCGCTGCCAATGCTGGCGCAGGCCGCACAACGCTGTCCGCAGCGGCTTCGGGGGCCAACAGCGACATCACATCCCTGTCGGGCCTCACAACACCTCTCAGCGTCGCGCAGGGCGGCACAGGTCTGACTGCTGCGGGCACCAACGGCTATGTCGTCACGTCCAACGGTACAGGGTTTGTTATGGCCCCCGCGCCAGGCGCTGCGGGATCGGTTTCATCCTTTAGCGGCGGCACCACAGGCCTTACCCCTAACACAGCCACTACAGGCCCCATCACGCTTGGAGGAACGCTAGTAGTTGCCAACGGCGGTACGGGTGCCACGACAGCCTCTGGTGCACGGGCCAACCTAAGCGCCGCTGTCTCTGGCGCTAACGGTGACATCACGTCCCTCACGGGCCTAACGACGCCTCTTAGCGTGGCGCAAGGTGGCACAGGCCAAACGACGACAGCAGGCATACGGGGGCTTGTGGGTACAAGCGCAGCCCTAACCAAGACAGCGGCCTACACAGCGGTCGCTGGCGATATTTTGGCTTGTAACACGATCACCACAGCGGCCTTCACGGTCACGCTTCCAGCCTCTCCGGTCGCTGGAGACCTGCCTATCGTAATCTTCGATAGCGGCACGACGGAGACCGTCAATGGCTTTGCAACTAACAACCTAACCGTTGCCCGTAACGGCTCTACCATTCACACACTGGCAGAAGACGTGATCTTCTCGACCAAGGGCGTCTGCGTGGCGTTCGAATATATCTCAGGAACATGGAGAATTCGCGTTGGCTAATGCAGCAAACCTTGTAAATTTCGGTACTAGCGGCTTGAACATTGGGGACTGGACCTATTCTCCAACCAGCCTAACTGCGCCAACCTATTTGCCCCTGACAGACAATACCGTCAGCTATCTTGCATCATCGTATCCAACCCTTGCCGCGCTATATACGACTCCTGTCGCAGCATATGCCGCTACCAATCGCACAATTAGTGCGGGGGTTTTTGGCGCAACAACTGGAATGATTAATGCGGTATATGGAAACGGTATTTGGGTTGCGCCGGTCTATAACTCTACCACCATACTTACCTCTATGGATGGAATTAATTGGGTTCCAAGATATTGCGGTTTTGGCACAGCAACAACTTTTTCAGATATTGCATACGGAAATGGAATTTTTGTTGCAATATCTCAATCAGCAAACACTTTTACCAGTACTGATGGAATAACTTGGACATATCGTCCATCAGTATTTGTTTCGAGTGTTGCTTACATTACTTTTGGCGGTGGGCGATTTGTGGTTACGCCGTATACGACTAATGCCGCATACGTTTCTTCAGACGGAATTAATTGGCAAGCAAAAACCTTTAGCGCCTCAACCACATGGGCTGATATTGCTTTTGGAAACGGTACATTTGTAGCTGTTTCGGGAACTGGTTTTTGTTGTACAAGTACGGACTATGGCAACACATGGGTTGCTAGAACAATTCCGTTTGGGCTTTCTGGAATTACTTATGGCGGAGGTCAATTTGTTGCGGTTGGGCCTCAAGCGTCATCAACAACGGGAGCGGCCACAAGTCCTGATGGCATAACGTGGACAACCAGAGTACTTCCATCCGCTCAAAATTGGGCATCTGTAGCTTATGGAAATGGAGTTTATATTGCTATTAGTGGGGGACAAACAGCAGCGTCTACGGCTGCAGCATCTAGCACTGATGGAATAACGTGGACAGCCAGAGTGCTAACATCCATGTATTGGAATAACATTGCTTTTGGTGGACCCCCAAATAATAGCTATTTTATTGCTTGTCCAGTTTATACGCCTACATTTTCTCAGGTTACGTTCACAACAACAATCGCGTTGTCCGTTGCTCAAACAACATTTAGTTTGCCGGTTGTTTCTGCGCCGATGATTAATGTCACCCCTTATATAAAGGCATCCTAACATGACGCTCACCTATTATGCCTTTGACGACCAACTGATCTACACCCACCCAATCGACGTTGACCCCTACGGGCCAATGCCGACCAACGCTGCGCCCATCGCGCCGCCGCCCACCACAGGCACACAAGTTGCCCAGTGGCAGGGCATCCAGTGGGTGATCCTCGTAGAGCGTCCACCAGAGCCTGCGCCGCCTCCGCCCCCACCACCGCCGCCTCCGCCGCCTGCGCCTACCTACACGCGCCTTGCGTTCCTCTTCTTGTTCACGCCGCAGGAGGTCATCGCGATCCAGAACGCGGCTCTGACGAACGAGTCAGTGGCCTACTACAACTATATGATCAACGCCGTGGTCACGCTCCAACTGACGGATCAGGCTGTCATCAATGGGGTTAACATGCTAGCCACAGAGGGCGTCATCACGCCCGAACGCGCCGCACAAATCCTTGCTGGTGATCCTGCTCCATGAAAACGCCTATCCTCGGATCGACCTATGTGGCCCGCAGCGTAAACGCTGCGGACAGCCGCATGGTCAATCTGTTCCCAGAGGTCATTCCCGAAGGCGGCAAGGAGCCTGCGTTCCTGAACCGAGCGCCAGGTCTTCGGTTGCTGTTCACCTGCGGAACCGGCCCTGTCCGAGGAATGTGGCAGTTTGGTGGCTACGGCTATGTTGTTTCGGGGACGGAACTGTACAAGGTCACGTCGGCTTGGGTTGCCACAAAGATAGGCGACGTGTCTGGCACAGGGCCTGTGTCTCTGGCCGACAACGGCATTCAGCTATTCATCGCCTGCAACGGCCCTAGCTACATCTACAATTCGACCACGCTTGTGTTCGCGCAGATTTCGGACCCCGACTTTCCCGGCGCTGTCACCGTGGGCTATCTTGACGGCTACTTCGTGTTCAACGAACCAAACAGCCAACGCATCTGGGTCACAAGTCTATTCGACGGTACCAGCATCGACCCGCTAGACTTCGCCAGCGCCGAAGGATCGCCAGACGGCCTAGTCTCGCTGATCATCGACCACCGCGAGGCTTGGCTATTCGGCACCAACTCGGTTGAGGTTTGGTACGACGCAGGGCTAGCCGACTTTCCCCTGACGCGCATTCAAGGCGCGTTCAACGAGATCGGCTGCGCTGCTGCCTACTCGGTCGCCAAGCTCGACAACGGCCTGTTTTGGCTGGGCAGCGACGCTCGCGGCAAGGGCGTCGTCTACCGCGCTAACGGCTATACCGGCCAGCGCGTCAGCACCCACGCCGTCGAGTGGCACATCCAGCAGTACAGCGACATCAGCGACGCTCTGGCCTACACCTACCAGCAAGACGGCCATGCCTTCTATGTCTTGGTGTTCCCTACCGCCAACACGACTTGGGTCTTCGACGTCGCTACCGGCGCTTGGACCGAGCGGGCCGGCCTGTACAACGGCGAGTTCACCCGCCACCGTGGCAACTGCCAAATGGCCTTCGGCGGCGAGATCGCCATTGGCGACTTCGAGAACGGCAACGTCTACGCCTTCGATCTCGACGTCTTCTCTGACAACGGCCAGATGCAAAAGTGGCTGCGGTCGTGGCGGGCGCTGCCGACCGGCCAGAACGATCTGAAGCGCACGGCCCAACATACGCTGCAACTCGACTGCGAAACTGGCGTTGGCCTGAACGATGTGAACTACATCGACACCGTTTATTTGGCAACTGAAGACGGTAGCTATCTGCTAACGGAATCAGGTGACTACTTGGTTACTGTTGAAGGCACCGCACACGTCTACCCACAGGTTATGCTGCGCTGGTCAGACGACGGTGGGCACACTTGGTCCAACGAACACTGGAACTCTATGGGCGCAATTGGTGCCTACGGCACACGCGTGATCTGGCGCAGGCTTGGCATGACGACCAAGCTGCGCGACCGCGTGTACGAAATCTCAGGGACAGACCCCGTAAAGGTCTCCATCGTTGGGGCCGAGCTAGCCATCAGTGGAACCAATGCCTGACGTCCTGAACATAACCAACATCCCCGCGCCTCGCGTCGAGTTCATCGACCCTCGCACGGGTCTTATGTCTCGCGAGTGGTACAGGTTCTTCCTCAACCTGTTCACGCTTACCGGCAGCGGGTCTAACGCCACCACGCTAGAAGACCTTCAGGTCGAAAGCCCCTACGCGTCTGAAGTGGCGTCGCTGACCGAAACGCTGACCAATCTGACTAACGCGTCGGCGCTAACCCCTCGATACGAGCCTTTGCTCGACGATTCGGGCGACGTCGCGATCACGACGCCCGCCAACAACAACGTCCTTAGCTACTACCCAAGCACCCGCACCTGGCGCAACACAGACCCCGGCGTGCTGTACGCAGCGGCCTACGGCGTCAGCGCGTCGAACACGGCGGCGCAAAACTCCGCAGCCTTCGCAGCCATAGCCGCTGCTGGACCTGGCCGGTACATCCTACCTGCTGGCCTCATTTTAATCGACAGCACCATAACCCTACCAAGCTATCAGACGTGGCAGGGCGCAGGCATCGGCGTCACCACGCTCAAGTGGACGTCCACAGGCGCAAACGGCTGCATCAAGTCCATAAGCACGACTTGCGTCGGTCTCTACGGCATGACGCTGGACGACAACAACCTCACCACGCACACCAGCGCGGGCGTCTTGTCGTTCAACTCTATCGTCGATTTTGTGGTCAGTGATATCCAGATCATCAACATGTACAAATACGGCATGGGGATTGATAGCTGCAACACGGGCACCATCACCAACTTTGAAATCATCAAGAACTCAAAAACGCTGACGCAAAACCAAGCCGTCAACATC